TATCGGCGTTTTCAGCCTTCAGCTCTTCCAGAGTTTTCATCCAATCAGTGCTCCGATTGCGAGTAGCCCTATCAATTCGGATAGGTACGTTTGCCGTTTACCTGTCGGCTGCAGTAGTTTGATTATAAGCCTTTGTTTATGGATAGACAAACTGGCTGGCCTTATATCAGATCTAGCGCCCCGATAGCTGCGCGCTTAAGCCTGTCTGGGTCTTGATACGCCGCACCCCTCGCCCAATCTGCTATTCCCTGCAATGGTCTGCCCACTATCGGAAGCTCTAGCATCTCCATGTAGTTAGCCGCCTCTGATAACCAAGGGGCTTTGGCTGCTTCGATTGTGCCTAATGATGATGCTCTTGCGCTCTCTGGTGATAGAGCTGATAGTCCTAGTAATCCGCCTGCCGTGAGTGGCGCCGCTGATCTGAATCGGTTGATTAGTTCGCCTTCAGGCACGTCTAGCGTTGACCATGGCGGCTTAGCTATGCGCTCACTCATTGAATAGGGCAGGCGCGTCTGTACGTTGCGGGCTTCGGCTTCACCGGTTAAACGCTGGTACTGATCCGACGGGCTTATAAGCCTGGGGTTTTCTTCTAGCCGCCGCATTGACTGCTCTATATCGAAAAACCTTTCGCTCTCTGGCATTGCGTCAAGCCTGTCGCTTATCTCGAAATATCTATCAGCTTCGTCCTTAGGCACTTTGTCCCAATCTATCACCCGCTTACCGTCCGGCCCTCTCTCAGCATAATCATCGAACAGCTTTATATATTCCCTATTCTTCTCTCGCTTAAGGTTGCCGAACGCTGGATTTTTAACCATCAAGTTATGCTGCTCTTTTGAAAGCTTGCCGATGATGTCGGCTGTTATGTCTTTGTCTCCTTCAAACATCTGAACATTACCACCTCTGGCAAACCCCTCTTTCCCTTGTATGGCGTGCTGTAATTCATGGTGTACACTACTGGCTTCGTCTTTGTTTATAGTACGGTCTCTCTTGATCTTGGACCGCTCAAGCTGCTTGTACTCATATATAGCGGGGTTTGTCTCAAACACAGACTCTGCAAGATCTTGCTCTATCTCTAGAGCGTCAAGGTCAGCGCCCGGTAAGTCTTCAAGCTTCTCGATACGGTCCAACTCATCAACAAACCTCTGCTCTGCCGCCTTATACTCAGGCTTGGCCCTTACCGCCCGAAGCTCTTCTATGGTCTGCTGGTCCGGCTTAAAATTCCTCTCTGCTTTGTCTATCGTCATGTGGTTAATGCCTTCCGAATACTCCGCCTTAGTGCCTCCTCCAAAATACTCGTTTCGTCTTGATAGGCCTAGCCTTTCGTAGCTCTTTAGCCCTTTGTCGCTAAACGATGGATAAGCTTTTTCTACCTCTGGATGGCTTACCAGATCGAAGAACTCACCGCCTTGACCTGTCCTAAGCTCTCGGCCGGCTATATCTGCCCCCTCATCGCTAATCTCCTGCCGCCACTTATCATCAGGACCACGATACAAAGGAGTGCCGAACTGGTCGCCGGTTTCCTTCCATATCTGCTCACGACTTGCGCCCTGACCCTCTAGCTTCTTGGCTAGCTTGTAGGCCGGTTCGCTGAATGTCTTGGCTAGCTTGCCGATGAATGCTGCGTCTGCTTGTTCTGATTGGCCTGCACCTACTGCACCGACAGCTGGAATGGCCCACTTGCCATCAATGCCCTGCTTCATTCCAGTCTGACGATAGACCTCGTTAGGGCTTACACCTCGCTTCATAAGCTCCTGAATAGCCGCTAGTGCCTTGCCTGCAGCGGCCATTACTCAGCCCCTCTCGCCTGGTTAAATAGCTGCTCGTTCGTCATTGCTGATGGATGCGACTGAATAGCCTGACGCTTCGCCACGTTGTCTAGCTGCTTACCCATTGCGTCGATACGTCCCATATCAATCTTAGCCCCGGCCTCCTGAGCATCTACCTGTACGCCCATACGATCAGATTGAGCCTCGAACGTCTCAATCTGGCGTTTCTGCTGCTCGTTCTGCATGTTGAACTGAGCAATCATGCGCTTAGTCTCTGCCTCGATGTTCGCCGCTTGACCCTTCGCCGCTTCGGCCTGAGCTAGAACCATAGCCGCATCTGGCTGCTGAGTCTGCTGAGCCTCTGCCAGCATCTGCTTCTCTTCGTCAGTCTCGGGCTCTTTGAATCCAGTTAAGACAAGCTGCTTGCGTGCGTACTCTCGAATGTCACTGGTATCAACGCCGTCGGTCAGCTCAAGGATTTTCAGGATCAATGCTTTGTGCAAGGTTGGATCAGTCAGCGCAACAGCCTCGGCCATTACCGCCAGCCGGTCAATCGTCTGCTCTTTCTGGCTGTCATAGGATGGCCCGATATCAGAGTAAACATCGAACTCCATGTTTGTCAGATCGTTCAGCACTTTAACTTCTCCGGTCTCTGCGTCGATCACATGCGTCATCGTCTCAACTTGCATGGTTGTGCCGTCTGGCTTGGCCACGGTCAGCTTTCGAGGGGAATCATTGATCTCAACAGCCATTGAGGCGTAAACCTCTCCATCTCGGCGCTTGGCAAACTTCAGGTTGTGCTGGAAGATATAGGATTGCTTGTCCATTCGGTTCTGAAGCGCGATCACTGCCTTACCAGACAGATCAGGGTCGGCAATGTCTTGAGGTATGCCGGGGTTAGCAACATCCTCTACAGCCTGCCGGGTTAGCTCAATGCTTGCCGCTAGTGCTTGAGGGATAGGCTGGTCTGGCATTGCTGCAACCGGGCCTATTGGCAAGTCATTTCCGTTCGCATCTTTACTGTTCTGCAGCAGATACGGGTAGTCGTTATCGACACCCGCTATGTCGTACATATCTTCAAAGCCCTGGATCTGCTCAGCAAAGAAGATTGGCTTAGGCCGAGGAGAACGAGACACGATGTCGGCCAGGTAGGACATCTGGAAGTTGCGCAGGCGCTGAGGGTCTTTAGCCAGGCGCGTGATACCGCTGTAGTATTCCTCTCCCTCTACGATATACCGCTCGCCATACATCGGAATGATGGGGATGTACTCTCCGGCAATGACTTCCTCTTTCAGGATCTCGTGGCCCGACATAATGTATCGAGTTACCTGAAAGCGTTCTAGGTCTTTTTCAGCAACGATCTCATATCCGGCGTCGATCATGTCATCCATCACATCATCAAGCTGTGACTGCAGCAGGATCGTCTCGGTTCCCATTGGATCAACGAAGGTCAGCGCGGTGTCCTTGATCTTCTCGACATGGAAGAACCGGCCCACGTAGAACTTCTTTCCCTCGCCGCTGCCGGACCACGGGAACGTATAGGAATGCTCTGGAGACCTGAAGTTGGTAGGGCCTGTGCTTTCCTCGCCGGTCAGCTCTTTGATCAGATCATTGTACCCATCCTCTGAAAACGGCTCGATAACACAGCAATACTTGGCATCTGACTTGTCTTGTCGCTTGGCGTTCGGATCCCAAAACACACAGTTGACTGCCTCGGGGATAAACTTGCGTCGAATTACCTGGTTGAGATCGCCCATCCGGCTTGAAGAGTACTCTGTGAATAGCTCCCACGCACCAAACCCGCCATCAACAGCGTCTGCACTGGCGTATGTGTAGGCCTCCTGTGAAGTGTTCAGACGGTCATCAGCCCGATACATGCCGTCAAGCAGATCGGCGCCGTCGTCCCTGTTTTCGTCCTTTGGTTCGAAGTCTACCTGCACCGGGTTGGCGGCCAGGTCTCCCATGATCTGCCGATGAGCCTTCTTCAGGATGTTGAACTCGCCTCGGAACGCCAGGTTGGTATCCTCTAAAAGGTTGTCATCCCACTGGGTTACCCGGGCAAAGACCAGATCATCAGAGGCTTGCTGCCGGCCCGTCTGCCCAGACTGATACGCCTTATCTACCAATTTCTTAATCTGGTCTAGTTCCAGCGACATTATCTTAGCCTCATCGGTCTGTTTGGTTTGGGCATTTTAACTGTTGAATGGTCAAACGACGGCATATACCGCATCAGCATCATGATTGAATCGCCCAGGTTAGGAGACTTGATCTTAAACTTAGTCTTCATCTCTTCCTTCGTATACAACTGGAATAGCCCGTTTCCGTTGGGCTTAATAGGCATTCTACACAATTCGGCCCTGATTTTCTTCAGCACCGCAATATCAGAGCTGAAGCTTATCAGCGTGTCAGGGTCGTGATACTCGCCGTGTACGACCGCCTTGTATGTCCTGTAACACCTGTCCCTAAGCTCAAAGTAATACTGAGCGCGCTTGTTCCTTAACGAATCCTCTATTG